GTTATTACAACGGCAACATGATTTCCGAAGTGTTATTCCCGGTTGCCGAAACGCAAAAAGAAGGTGGCAAAATCCCAACGTTCGGTCGTTTAGCGTTCCGTTTACAAACCACTAAACGAGAACTCCGCGCAAAATCAAACCGTTTAACACCAGAAGATATTGGTTCATTGACTGTTGTTTTAGAAGAAAACGACATCGAATACCCAATCGACATCCGCGAAGTGAATGAAACCGAAGGTGTTTATCCATTACGCCAATACGCAACCGGTGTAACACAAGATGTTATCGCGCTTGGCCGTGAAAAAGCTTGTGCGGACTTAGCTTTAGACGAAGCCAATTACGAAACCACAAACAAAGTGACCTTAAGCGGCACATCTCAATTTACCGACCCCAATTCAGACCCTATTGGTGTGATTAAAACCGGTATTCGTGCAATTAAACGCACCACAGGTCGCAAACCAAACGTTTGTGCAATTTCTGGCGACGTGTGGGAAGTGTTAAGCGAACACCCAAAAGTATTAGAAAAAATCAAATACGTGGCGACTGCTGTATTAACTCCGGAAGACTTTGCAAAATTAATCAAAGTAGATCGTGTTGTTGTGGGTGAAGCAGTGCATGAACAAGCGGGTGAATTAAAAGATATTTGGTCGAAAGCGATTGTATTGGCTTATGTTGCGCCGGCATCAAAAGAACAAAAACAAAATATCTACGAGCCATCATTTGGTTATACCGTACGCCGTAAAAACGGCTTGTATGTGGATACCTACAAAGAAGTGGGCGGTAAAGTTGAAATTGTTCGCACTACCGACATCAACAAACCGTACATTGTGGGTAAAGCCGCTGGTTACTTAATCAAAGGCTGTATTTAAACCCGATTCAAACCGCATTTAAACCCGTTTTAAGTGCGGTTGATTTTGACCTTATTTTTTAGGAGATAACCATGTCCGAAACCCCAAAAAAAGCCTATTTGGTAGCCGCCGCGATAGCAATTTTGCACAACGGTAAACGCTACGAGCAAGGAGACAAAATCGAACTGACCGATGAAGAAGCGGAAAAAAATTCGCTTTACATTGTATTAGACGACACCGAAGCAGAACGCCAACAAGCTGAAGCAGAAGCCGAAAAACAACGTTTTGCGGCAGAAGAAGCAGCTGAAAAGGCGGCGCAAGAAGCGGCTGAAAAGGAAGCGAAGGCAAAAGCCGAAGCGGAGAAAAAAGCGCAGGAAGCAGCTAAAAAAAGCGGGCAAGCTGACAAAGACGTCCAAGATAACAAAGATAAGGACGAGCAATAATGTACATCTCGGCACAAGATTTAACGGAAGTGATGAGCGAAAGCACGCTGATTGCGTTATCTAACGATACATCACGTGCTACCGAAGTAGACCAAGCTGTGCTTAACAAAGCCTGCGCTTATGCCACGGAAATCATAGACGGTTATTTACGCTCGCGTTATGTGTTGCCGTTAAACCAAGTGCCGACCCTTGTACGCAATATCTGTTTGCAACTGGCGCGTTTTTGGTTGTATTCACGCCGTCCGGAAGGCAAAGGCTTTCCGGATAATGTAAAGGAAACCCACACACAAGCCTTGAAGGATTTGGAGCGGATTCAAAATGGCAAATTGCACCTTGGTTTAACCGAACTCGGTTCCGCCCAAGACGACAACTTGCCGTCCGCCCTTAAATTCAAAACAAAGGCTCCGCAGAAACTGGATTTATCAGGATATTAAGATGAGTGCCACTCTCCCGATTTTAGACAGCATCCGCAAGCGGATTGAAGACAAAACGGAACAGTTCAGCATTGAATTATTTCCTGATGATTTAGAACACTACAACCTCACCGACGAATTCGGTGCGGTATTGGTGCAATATGCCGGCTCGAAGTTTGAAAGCATTGACAGCGTGGACATTATCCAACAACGCCGCGTAGTAATGATTGCTCTTACGGTAATCGCCCGTAGTCAGCATGACGACCACGGTGCGGTGGATATGTTGGATAAAATTCGCCTGGCCGTAGTGGGCTTTAAGCCGACCAACTGTACCGCCTGTAGTCTGATCAGTGAGGAGTTCGCCGGTGAAGCGGACGGACTTTGGCAATATCAGCTGATGGTGCAAACGGAAACGTGGCAAGTGGAGCTTTGCGAATCCAAAGATTTACCTAAATTTACCGCCGCACTTTATCGCCGTGCGGACAACCTTAAACCTAATCAACCCTAGGAGATAACTATGGCATTTCATCATGGGACGAAAACGACACGCGTGGCAGGTGGCTCTGTTGCGGTGGAAACTGTGGACGGTGCGATTATCGGTATCGTCGGTACAGCCCCAATTGGTGCGGTGAATGAACTCACCGTGTGCCAAACCACCAAAGACTTTTCAAAATTTGGTGTCATCTTAAATAAAGGCTTTACCTTGCCTGATGCCTTTGACGTACTATCGCGTTATGCAGCAGGGAAAGTATATGTGGTCAATGTATTAGACCCTGCAAAACACAAAACTAACGTTAGCGACGAAGTGCTAACACAAGATAGCAACACATTACGTACGCAAACTGCTCACGCAGGCTTATTAAATTTAACCTTAGTTTCCGACCGCACTTTAACGGAAGGTGACGATTACACCGTAGATTTGCAAACAGGTGAAATTATCCTAAAAGCAAAACACAGTGAATTAAAAGCGACCTACGATTACGCTGACCCAACCAAAGTGACGGAAGAAGACATCAAAGGCGGCATTGATTCAGCGACTGGCAAACGCAAAGGTTTTGAGTTATTGCGTGATGGCTTCAACCTTTATGGTGCGGACGCAAAAATTCTAATCTGCCCTGAGTTTGATAAAACCGCAAGTTGTGCTGCTGCACTTTCAACTCTTGCGGAACAGCTCAAAGCAGTAGCTTACGTGCAACTACCAAAAGGCACATCGCTTTCTAAAGCGATTCAAGCTCGCGGCCCGATTGGTGTATTGAATGCCTCCGCAAGTTCTGAACGTGTTCGCCATTTCTATCCCTATGCGCTTGGCTCAAGTAATACATTAGAAAGTTTAGCGGTACACGCGGCAGGCTTGCGGATGAAAACCGATACCGACAACGGCTACTGGTTCTCCACTTCTAACCGTCAATTACAAGGCGTAATAGGTATGGAAGTGCCTTTAACTGCTCGCGTAGACGATGAGCAATCGGAAACCAACCTACTTAACGCAGTCGGCATTAACACGATTTTCAATAGCTTTGGTACAGGCTTCCGCTTATGGGGTAACCGTTCGTCAAACTATCCAACGGTAACCCATATCATCAATTTTGAAACGGCGTTGCGCACAGGTGACTTAATCGACGAAAGCATTCGCCGCACCGAGTTGCAATTTATCGACCGCCCGATTGATGATGCGTTGATTGACAGTTTATTGGAAACAGTGGACACCTATTTGCGAGCCTTGCCAAGCATTGTAGGTTATCACGTCAGCCTTGACTACGATACCGACTTGGTGGATGAATTTAGCAAAGGTCACGTGCCGTTGATGTATGAATACACGCCGAAATTGCCAGCCGAGCTTATCAGCAATAAATCGGTGATGACCCGTAAATACTTAGTGAACTTGGTGTCACAACGCTAGAAGGAGAAAATTATGAGTACCGCAATTCATCAGATTGTGAACGCCAATGTGTATATGAACGGCAACTCGCTACTTGGTAAAGCCAAAGAGTTTAAATTGCCTGACATCGAGTTCGAGTTTATTGAACACAAAGGCTTGGGGCTACACGGCACAATCAAACTGCCTGCAGGGTTAAACGCAATGGAAGGCGAAGTGATTTGGGATAGTTTCTATCCTGAAGTGCGAGTAAACGCCTATAATCCTTATAAAAACGTGCAACTGATGGCACGTTCTAATGTGCAGGTGTTTGATTCTCGAGGCTTGGCTGCGGAAGAAGCACTTGTCACCATTATGAACGTGGCATTTAACAAAACTACAGGCGGTAGCTTGAAGAACAAAGAAGCTACGGAACATTCCGACAGCTTCCAAATTATGTCTATCAAGCAAACCCTTGCAGGTAAAGAAGTCCTCTTTGTGGATGTGCTTGCCAACACCTACCGCGTAAACGGTCAAGATGTATTGCAAAAATACCGCACTAATATCGGGCAGTAATTCTTTAAAGCAGTTTAAACGACCTTTAAACGCAGTTTAAGTAAACTCCTTTGTGAAAGTTAAACAATCTCACAAAGGAGTTTTTTATGTCTGACGTTATTGTCGCCCTTGATTTCCCTATTCAAGATGGAGAAGGTAAAACCATCACCGAGTTAAAAATTCGCCGTCCAAAAGCAAAAGATATTCGCAAGATGAAAGGCAGCACAGATATTGAGCAAAGTATTAGCCTGCTTTCAATCGTGACAGGTTTAGTGCCTGAAGATTTAGATGAGTTGGATATTGCCGACTTCAAACGTGCGGCAGAAGTGGTCGAAAAAATGCAAAAGGGAAAGTTGAACTCGCCACACTCGACGCAGCCTTAGCAGACTTGGCGTTTTGGTTTGGGTTTTCCCATTCTGATTTGGAAGAAATGACGCTTGATGATATTGAACGGTGGCTCACTCAAGCCCAACGGCAGATAAAAGCCAATTACACGAAAGCCGCTATTTAAGCGGCTTTGTTGTTATTTATTTAAGGCTTTATGAAAATCGGTTAAAAGATTGGATGGGATTTTGTGTATTTCTTTTCTCAATACGTCCAAGAATAAAGCCCAATGCAATGAGAAATAAAAATGCAGTGGTTGTTTTTGGGAAATAATACAACGAAAAACCAATAGCAGTAATGGTTAAACCGATAGCGGTTATCACCCCTAATTTTTTTGCTTGAGATTCAGAAATATCAAGCATATTAACGAGCCAAGTGAAGATCCCAAATCCACCGACAACACAAGTTGTCATTGGATAATAGTAATAGGCAGTTCCTACGCCAATCACTAGTAAAAGAAAACCAATTAGGATACCAATTATGCCAAATACTTCATCAATGAGCTTCATTAACATTTCACTTTCTCCCTAACTGTTGAACAATTTGAAGGAACTATAAATGATCTCAAGTAAACTCGCAATAGGTTTAGTTATCGGTGCCAGCGTAAAGGGAGCGATTTCAGGCATTAAAGAAGTAACGGGTGCCTTTAAATCATTAAAAGATAATACGCTATCACTTGAGCAAAAAACTAACTCAATGTTTAACCTTGCTAAAGGTTCATTTAAAACTGCATTTACCACGGTAACTGGTCTTGGTTCAAGCATTATGGCGTTATCCCAGCCTGCGATTGCTTTTGAAAGTGCGATGGCTGATGTAAAAAAAGTAGTCGATTTTAAAACACCAGAAGGTTTTGCTCATTTATCCAAAGAGATTCTTAACCTTACTCGCACTTTACCAATGACTGCCGAGGAACTTGCAGCCATTACAGCTTCAGGTGGTCAGCTTGGAGTAGCTGAAGCAGATCTTAAAGATTTCACCACAACGATTGCCAAAATGTCCGTTGCCTTTGATATGTCTGCGGAAGATAGCGGTGATGCAATGGCAAAGCTCGCCAATGTGTACAAAATCCCGATTAAAGATATTGGAAATTTAGGTGATGCTATTAATGAATTATCTAATAGTTCACCGGCAAAAGCGTCTGATATTGTAAGCACACTAGGGCGAATCGGGGGGGTGGCAAAACAATTTGGCTTAACCGAAAATGCCGCCGCAGCCTTATCTAATAGTTTTATTTCATTAGGTAAAGCCCCTGAAGTCGCGGGTACGGCAATTAACGGCATGCTCACCAAATTGATGACAGCAGATAAAGGTGGCAAAAAATTCCAAGCCGCACTGAAATCAATGGGGCTTAATGCCAAAGACCTGAAAAAAGCCATTGGGCAAGATGCTCAAGGGGCTTTAACCAATTTCTTAAAACAAATCCAAAAACTTCCGAAAGAAAAACAAATGGGGGCATTGGTTGATTTATTCGGCTTGGAATATGCTGATGATGTCGCTGTACTCGCAGGTAATGTGGAAGTTTTAGAAAATAGCTTGAAAACGTTACAAGATACTGACTCAAATGGTAAAGCAAAGTATCTTGGTTCAATGGAAAAGGAATTTGCTGCTCGAGCTGCCACGACAGAAAATAGTCTGAAATTACTCAAAAATAGCTTCACTGAAGTAGGCGTTACACTTGGCTCATCACTTTTGCCGGTTATCAATAATTTTGTGCAAGGGCTTATGCCTATGGTGCATTGGGTGTCAGATTTAATTAGCAATAATCAAGAACTTGTTGTCTCTTTACTCAAGATTGGATTGGGGGCCGCAGCAGGTTTTTCAGGGTTGTCTTTTATCATTGGTATTTTTAGTACCATCACGGGAGCATTCTTAAAATTAAAAAGTGGTGCTGGGCTTGTATCAAAAGCATTTTCATTCATTAAGCCGTTTGTTTCTGGTTTTGGTGGCATGCTATTGAACATTGTTAAAATTATTGCACTTTCTTTGTTGCCGATATTTGACAAATTAGTCACCGTTTTAGGTGTTGTTAAAACTGCCATTTTTACAATGGGAAAAGCATTACTTACCAATCCTATTGGTTTGATTATTACCGGTATTGCTGTTGCCGCCTATCTCATCTATGACAATTGGGAACCTGTTTCAGCTTGGTTTTCCAACCTTTGGACGAAAGTCACAGATTACTTCCAAAACTTCTGCAACTGGGTGCAAGACATTTGGACAGGAGCAACTGAATGGGTTTCGACTGCGTGGGCAGGTGTGTCGGATTACTTCGGGCAACTTTGGAATAACATCACCATCTTCTTCAACTCAGGCATTAGCAACATCACCGCAACCATTCTGAACTGGTCGCCGCTTGGTTTATTCTACCAAGCCTTTTCTAGCGTGCTTTCTTGGTTTGGAATTGATTTACCTGCGAAGTTTACTGAATTCGGCTCGAACCTTATCAGCGGTTTAGTCAATGGTATTCGCAATGCGTGGGAAGGAGCAAAACAAATCGTCTCCGATTTAGGCGATGGCATTAAAGGTTGGTTTGCTGAAAAACTCGGCATTCACTCGCCAAGCCGCGTATTTAAGGGTTACGGTGTAAACGTGGTGGAAGGCTTGGCAATCGGTATGGATAACGCCCAGCCACTCGCCACGGAAGCCAGCAAAAATCTCTCAAGTGCGGTGAAATTCGAGCCTGTTTTAAATGGAATTGAAACCGCCTTTAAACCAATTTTAAACGAGAAAAAAGGCTTTTTAGGCACACTGTGGGACGATGTGAAATTCGGGGCGAATTTTGTCGGCAATCTGCTTGGGCTAAATCAATCGACCGATTTCCGCACGCCTGATTTTAACCCTGATGCCCAAATCTCCCCTAACCCCTCTTTACAAAAGAGGGAGACAGAAGCGTCAATTTTTCACGATTATCAACCGCTAAATAGAAATTCGGTTACTAATAACGAAACCAATCAGCACAACGGCATCGTGGTCAATTTTAACCCGACCATTAATGTGAACGGTAGCCAAAATCAGGGCGTAATGGAACAGGTGCAGCAAGGGGTGAATATGAGCCTTGTGGAATTTGAACGCCTGCTTAATCGCGTGCTAGATCAACGTCAGCGGAGAGCCTACTAAGGAGAAACAACGATGTATTTTATGCTAGGTAATATCGCCTTTGAGCCAGTCAATTTGACCGACTTCAACGAAACCCATTCTGCGGATTTTGCCGAACACGCGGTGCTCAAAGGCAAGCCAAAACTGCAAGCCATGGGCGAAAAATTGACAGATTTATCCTTTGCCATTCGTCTGCACCACAAAATCGGCGGCGTGGAAAGTCGTTATCAATCGCTACTTTCGGCAAAAGCCAAGCAAGACGCCCTTGCCTTGATGTGGGGTTCAAAATACAAAGGCAATTTTGTGATCACCGATATTTCATCAACCACACTATTTACTGACGGCAAAGGTAATGCTTTGGCTCGAGAGATGAATATCAGCCTGAAAGAGTTTGTCGGCAATGGGCAAGCGGGCTTGCTTGGTGTAGCGTTGAATGTGGGCGGAAAATCTTTGCTTGGTTCGATTTTACCGACTTCGGTGACACAAGGACTAAGCAAGATAAAAGAAACCGTGCAAAAAGGCATCACAATGTATAACAATGCAATGAATGTGGTAAACGAAGTTCGTAATACAGTTGCTGTGGTGCGACAACTTGCCAGCGATCCTTTAGGTGCATTAAGTGCTTTACCCGGTGCAATCGGTGGACTCGATCAAGCATTGGGTGGTTTTGCCGGTGCAACTGGTTTGGGTGAGGCGTTTAGCACAATAAGAACCGGATTAAGTGCGATTGGTGACATAGCATCCGAAGCGGCTTCATTTAGTCGAGATGTAGGGGAAATGATAAGCGATGTTCGCTCAATTAAAGAAACCTTGCTCGGCGTAGATGAACATTCTGATTGGGGCAACTGGGTGGCAAATGTCGATGCACATTTTGATCACTTTGATGAAATCGCTATAAGAACCGAAACGGCTGTCGCCAAAATGACCGCTTGGATCGTGTTGCGTGAAGATGAAAACGTGGAGAATGAAAATGACCCAAACCGTCCTTAAACACACTGTCAAACAAGGCGAACGCTGGGATCATCTCGCCTATTATTACTATGGAGACGCACTGGAATATGCTCGGATTATTAGAGCCAATCCACACATCAGCTTTTGCGAAGTGTTGCCGACAGGGGCGACCGTGTTTATCCCTGTGCTAAATGTGAAACCGACCCAAAACGAAAATTTACCGCCGTGGTTAAGAGGAAATAATGAGTAAAGTCCAAACGCCCGATTTTTCGCTTTTTTATGAGAAAACCAACATTACCGCTGACATTGAACCGTCTTTGCTGGAATTGACTTACACTGACTATTTGGAAGGACAATCTGACGAGCTTTCTGTATCCTTTGAAGACATCAGCGGCAAGTGGATTCGCCAATGGTTTCCGACACAAGGCGATAAGCTAAAAGCGGGGATTGGCTATCAGGGCGAGCCGTTAGTCGAAATTGGGGCGTTTGAGATTGATGAGGTGGAATATAGCTATCGACCGTCTAGCATCACCTTGCGGGCGTTATCTACTGGTGTGAGTAAATCTAACCGCACACTCAAGCCAAAAGCCTACGAGAACACCACGCTAGCGCAAGTGGTGGCAATGGTGGCTTCGCGGTTAAAGCTCAAAGTGGTGGGCAAAATTCGCCACATTCCGATTCAACGCATTACCCAATATCAAGAACGCGACGTGGAATTTTTAGCCCGCCTTGCTCGTGAATATCATCACAGTTTCAAGATTGTGGGCAATCAGCTGGTATTTACCGATAAAGACGAGCTCGGGCAAACCGAGCCTGCAGCAGTGTTGGACGAAACCCAGTGTATCAGCATTCGCTTACGTGATCGCATTAAAGACACGGCAAAACAGGTGGAAATCAAAGGCTTTGACACAAGCGGTAAAAGAGTGGTGAAAAAAAGCAAAAAAGCGACCGCACTTCGCCCGAAAATGAAGCAAGCACAGGCAGCAAGTGGCGATACGCTCAAAATCACGACACGTGGCGAAAGCCAAGAACAGATTGATGCCAGAGGCGATGCAGCATTAAGTGAGCAAAACGAAGACCAAAGTGCAGGCGATATTACCCTGATTGGCAACCCTAAACTGGTGGCAGGTTCAACCATTATGCTTAAAAATTTGGGCATATTTTCGGGCAAATACTTAATCAAACAATCACGCCATACCTTTAACAAACAGGGCTACACCACCAGCATCGAGGTGAGAATGTTGGAATTTATCCCCGATGATTTGATGACTTTAGGCATGGAGATGACGAATGCAAACCCATAATTTTGGTGCGACATATCAAGAAGGCATTGTGTCGGCAATCGACCCGAAAAGCCACAAAGTGCGGTGTAAAATCCCAGCCCTTGAAGATTTGGAAACGGCGTGGCTTTCATTCTTAACACCCAACGCAGGCGGCAACCAGTTTTACTGCTTGCCCGATGTGGGCGAACTGGTAGCGATTTTATTAGATAGCCGTGGCGAGGGTGGCTGTGTGCTGGGGGCGATTTATAACGAGCAAGACAAAACGCCAGTGCAAGATGGCGACATTTGGTTCAAAAAATTTAAAAACGGCACAACTATTGCCCACGACCGCAAATCTGGCGATTTAACCATTCATACCAGCGGTAAAATTATCGTCAATGATTGCGAAGTGGAAGTGAACAACGGTAATGTGAACGTAAATGGTGGCGATGTGATTGCTGACGGCATTTCCCTTAAAAATCATCACCACATCGAACAAGGTGATGGCAAGCCAACCAGCCCATCTAAAGCCTAATTCTTTAAATCAGTTTAAAAGCCCCACCCCAAATAGCCTTGTATCATCAAGGCTATGAATACAAATCCGATACACTCAACCCACTGGCAACTTGCACCGAACCTTAATGAACAGGCGGTGCAAGGCATTGATGATATTCATCAGTGTATTGCCAACATTCTCAACACGCTCAAAGGCACGGATATTCTTCGCCCTGAATTTGGGTCGGATCATTTTCAATATATTGACCAGCCCGAAGATGTTGCCCTGCCGAATATAGTACGTGAAATCACGCTTGCTCTACAACGATGGGAAAACCGCATCGAAGTCGAAAATGTGCAAATCATCGGACAAGCTCCGCATTTTGAACTGTGGATTAGTTGGTTTTTGGTTGATGATGTGTATCGGGAAATTTACCAAACAACTGTGCAAATTGAGGTGGCGCAATGAGAAAAGAAGAAGTCAAAATAGTCTCAGACGACATCAAGCAAATTTTAGCAGACGCCATTGCCGACTACGAGCAACGCACAGGTAAAACATTGCAACCTGCCCATATTGAACGGTCGATTATTCAATCTTACGCCTACCGCGAAATGTTAGTGCGACAAGGCATTAACCACGCATTTTTGCAAACCTTTCCGCAATTTGCCACAGGGCTTGCTTTAGATTTATGCGGTGAGCCGATGGGCTGTTATCGCTTATCTGACCGAGCAGCAGACGTCACGTTGCGATTTAGTATTGCAGGATCGCATTCGGCAATCGTGATTCCGCAAGGCACGTTGGTTGCCGCGACCGATAGCTTGCTCTTTGCAACTCAAACAGAAGTGCGCATTAACCCCACTGAGCAATATGTAGATGTTTCAGCCCTTTGCCAAACCATAGGCGAAAGCGGTAACGGCTGGCAAATCGGGCAAATCAAAACGCTCAAAAGCGAACTGCCTACAGGCGTAAGCGTTTCTAACATTGACGTATCGGCAAACGGCATTGGCACCGAAAGCGATGATGCCTACCGCAAACGCATTTTGCTTGCCCCTGAAGCCTTTACTACTTGCGGCTCAGTTGCCGCTTACGAATATCACACTCGTAGCGTGTCGCAAGTGATTTCTGATGTGGCGATTTCCACCCCTCAAGGTGGCACGGTCAAAGTCACGGTATTGACTAAGCACGGACTGCCGTCAGCAATTTTACAGGAGAAAATTCGCCATTACATCAGTGGCGAAAAACGCCGACCGCTGTGCGACACCGTGATTGTGGCTGCACCTGAACGCAAAAGCTATCGTGTGGTTGCTAACTTAGATTTGCTCGCTACCGTCGCCGAAAATGAAGTGAAAGTCAAAGCCGAAACCGCTTTGCGAACCTATCTTTCATCACGCACGCAAAAATTGGGGCTGGACATCGTACCGCTTGATATTCAAAGCGTGCTGAAAGTTACTGGCGTGTATAACGTGCATTTAGTCAGCCCGACATTAACTGAAATCACGCAAGAGCAATGGGCGGAATGTGAAAGCATCACTATCAACATCAACGCAGAGCGAAAAGATGGCTAAGTTACAATATCCCAGCATTATTGAAACGTCTGAAAAATTCACCGCACTTGCCGACCTTAGCAAGCGGTTAAATAGGCTCAATAAATCGCAAATTATGACCAGTTTTGTGGATTTAGTCCCTGTGGCATTTTTGGAACTGCTTGCCGAAAAATGGAGTGTAACAGGCTATGACGGCTGGTTGCTCGCCGAAAGTATTGACGCCAAACGCAAGCTGATTAAACGCGCGGTCGAGCTGCACCGCTACAAAGGCACACCGTGGGCAATGCGAGAAATTATTCGCCAGCTGGGCTTTGGCGAAGTGGAAATTATTGAAGGCTTGTTTGACAAACGTCGCGACGGTTCATTTACCCGAGATGGCACATATTTTCACGGCGACCGTTCCAAATGGGCGCATTACCGTGTGATTCTGCAACAAACCATTACTAACGACCAAGCCGATTTACTGCGAAAAACCTTGCGTGTTTTCGCTCCTGCTCGATGTGTGTTAGCGAGCTTAGACTACCGACAAGCCGCATTGCGCCACAACGGGCTTGCAATACGTAACGGCAGATTTAACCGAGGCACCGCTTAATTATCAAAAGGAAAACCCATGGCAAATTTAGACCTTACTCGACAATGGGCTGAAAACATCTATCAGCTTGAAACCACCGACCCCGTAATGGGTGGACCCGATGGCGTGGACAACCGCCAAGCGAAAGAACTGGGGGCAAGAACCAACTGGCTAAAAGACCAAGTAGACACCATCAACCGAGACCGCACAGGCTACGCCCCAAAAGCAAGCCCAGCATTCACGGGCATACCCACTGCACCAACGGCTGCGGCAGGGACGAATAATGCCCAAATTGCAACCACGGCATTTGTGAAAACCGCAATCGCCGCATTGGTGGGTTCTGCTCCAGCGGCGTTGGACACGCTGGAAGAATTGGCTCGTGCGTTAGCAGGTGATGCAAACTTAAAAGCGACATTGCTTGCTGAAATTGGGAAGAAAGCCAACGCCACTGATTTTAATGCCTTACATGATTTATTTATTGGTATCCCTATTCCTTATCCGCTCTCTACCGTCCCAACAGGTTGCTTAGCCATGAACGGACAGCGGTTTGATACTCGTCGTTATCCAAAATTGGCACAGAAATATCCGTCAGGGCAATTACCTGATTTACGCGGGGAATTTATCCGTGGTTGGGATAATGGACGAGGGGTGGATGCTGGGCGTGGAATGTTGTCGGTGCAATCTGATGAAATCAAATCACACAATCATAAATTTAAATATGTAGGCCAAAATCAAAGATCCGAGTCAAACAGAACGGATATCTTTAACCAACTGACTGTCGGTGATTCAGTTTATAGACATGATCGAAGAGATGATCTAATCATCAAAGTCGCAAACGAGTCTGATGTGAAGTATGGGAAAACACCTTACAACGATGTTTCAATCTATATCAATAACACAGGTGGGAGCGAAACCCGCCCTCGCAATATCGCCTACCAATACATCTGCTTAGCCGAATAAGGAGTACAACATGACCATAACATTTAACCAAGAAGGCTTTGCCGAAACCAGTGGTGAAATCATCGTGTATTGCACAGACAACCAAGGTATTTATAGCCACAGTACCACCGAATATGTGAGCGAAGGCGGTAGCCTTTCCGCAGGCAGTTATGTAGATGCGCCGCCACAACCGAAACAAGGCTTTGTCATTGTGCGAGCAGATAACAGTTGGCAATATCAATCCGACCATCGGGGCACCTATTACAGCAAAGAAACAGGCGAAAAAGTAGAACATACTGCACTGGGTGAATTGCCCGAAAATTTAACCGCACTTGCACCACTTGCTGAACCATGCAAATGGAACGGTACAGCATGGGTAAAAGATGAAGCGAAAATTGCTGATAATTTTACAAAAACCCAAACTAGACTTATTGCCAATATCGACGAGCATGCGGCGAAAATCTACAGCACTTGGACACGTTTTGAGAGTGAGTACCGCGAGCGTCAAGCCGCAGCAGAAGCGTTTAAAGCGGCAAATTATGAGGGCGAGTGCAGTCGTTATATCTCAGATTTTGCACAACGTGCGCGCTTGGATAATAAGACCGCCACAAACCTGATTTTGACACAAGCAGCGGGGCTAGAAAAACTACAAATGGAGCTTGCCAACCAACGTATGCGCAAGTATGAATTCCAAGTCCCTAATCTCACGATTGAGCAACTGCAATCAATCCATGATGATATTATCAAACAAATGGATAACTTGATGGAGGCATATCAAAATGGCTAAGGTTTATTTGGCGATGTACAAACACAAGAGAGACTGGCGCAAAGAGCCAGTCAAAGCGATAGCCGACCGCATTACTCGATTTTGCACAAAGGGCAAATACTCGCACTGCGAGATTGCCATTGAGCGTATTGAGTTTGGTAGCGGACATCATTATGAGCATGCGACAGTATATGACTGCTACTCCTCGTCAGTACAAGATGGCGGCGTGCGTTGCAAACAGATTGATGTGTCCGATAACACCAAATGGGATTTAATCCCACTCAACGATGTTACTGAGGAACAAATCAAAGCCTATTTTAGCCGCACTTTGGGTTGTAAATACGACTGGTGGGGCGCATTAGGTATCGTGCTTGGCATCAAACAAAAACGCTCTAAGTATTTTTGTAGCGAATGGTGTTTTAATGCGATTCTCGGTGGAGAGAGTGGTTGGCGGTTTAGCCCGAATCAATTAGGGGCTATATTTAATAAAGAGAAAAGTTAAAAGGAGCGTTTACCCTGCACAAAGTTTAATTCAGTAAAGAAAAGACGGCGATGACAACGGCACTAGGAATGCTCGTTGTTACCAGCTACGCAGAATGAGCCTGCATATAGCCATACGCCGCCTACCTTGCGCAAGGCGGGCGGATTGTAACAAATCTTTTGATTAGGAGAAATATATGCAGTCAATTAAAGCAATCCGTTGCACATTTTGTAACAA